TATTAAGAAAAAGATGCAGGACGAGTTTCAAAACGTCCTGCGCCTTTTGAAGTTTAGCGACAAAGGTCATGATATCTTCCGTTCGTGGTATATTGATGGTCGTCTTTACTACCATATCCTAATAGACGAGAAGAACCCAAAGGCAGGTATCGCCGAACTACGCTACGTAGACCCACGTAAGATTCGTCGCATTAAGAACGTCGAAAAGACAAAGACGGACAAGGGTGTTGATATCACTAAAGTTATTGAAGAGTACTACCTCTACAATGACAAAGGAATTACTGAGCAAACCACTCAGGGTGTTAAGCTGACTCTGGATTCAGTCATCTTTGCTCCTTCTGGTCTGCTTGATGCAAATACTGGCATGATGATGAGTCATCTGCACAAAGCAATTAAGCCAGTAAACCAACTTAAGATGATCGAAGATGCTGTAGTCATCTATCGTATCAGTCGTGCTCCTGAGCGTCGTGTATTCTACATTGACGTTGGTAACCTTCCAAAGCTGAAGGCAGAGCAATACGTCAACGACATCATGAACAAGTTCCGCAACAAGGTTGTGTATGACGCCACTACTGGCGAAGTACGTGATGACCGTAAGCACTTGTCGATGATGGAAGACTTCTGGATGCCTCGTCGTGAAGGTGGTAAGGGTACTGAGATCACTACTCTTCCAGGTGGTCAAAATCTTGGCGACATTCAAGACATTCAATACTTCCAACAGAAACTGTATCAAGCACTTAACGTGCCACTGTCTCGTTTGCAACAGCAACAAGGTTTCTCGCTTGGTCGTTCTACAGAAATTACACGAGACGAAATCAAGTTCAGCAAGTTCATTGCTAGACTGCGCAAGCGTTTCAACAATCTGTTCTTTGAAGCACTACGTGTTCAGCTAATTGCCAAGAACATTATTCGTGCTGAAGAGTGGGAAGATCTACGTCAAGACATGGAATTTGTCTATGATCAAGACAACCACTTTACTGAACTAAAGAACAACGAAATCTTGTTGCAACGTGTTCAAATGCTGCAACAAATGGATCCTTATATTGGTAAGTACTACTCTACTAATTGGGTCAAGAAAAATGTTCTTCAACTTACTGAAGAAGACATTAAAGAAATGGATAAAGAGATCGAACAAGATCTTCATAGCCAACTTGGTCGTGCTGAGTTTGACGGTACTGCGGCAGGTATTCAACAAGTTTCTCAACAGAACTACGTTGATCAATTTACGCCACAAGAACCTGAGCCAGACCAACCTAACACACAGAAAAAATAACAGGAGTATATTATGTCAAGCACTAAAGATTTGATCAACGCTATCTCTACAGGCGACTCTGTAGGTATTGAAACTGCATTCAATACAGCAATGGCAGAAAAGATTACAGTTCAACTAGATGCAATGCGTCAAGAAGTTGCGCAAAATATGTTCAAGAGTGCGCCTATGGAAGCTGCACCTGAGGCATCAGCAGAATAAATGTACTACGGTCAATTCACCAAATCCCTGAGAGCATCTGACGTTGTTGAAAGCGTCAGATCTTTCGGTCATCTCATCGAGTTGAAACAAGATGGTTCTGTTTCAATTGACGGTGAAGCGACTGAGCACAAGAGTTTAGATGAGGCGAGAAAATATATTAAAAGCAAAAACTTTTCTGAGAAACTAGAAGTACAAATCTCGAATGAAATATACGAAGAGATATCCGAAAATCGAATCGCACAAATCATTAAAGAGCATCACGACGTAAAAGTTACAGATACACTAATCGAATCATATATCGCTCTCGCCTCATCTAAAATCTTTACCATTGACCCTGTTGTGTTTGACGTCCGTAGACTTAATAAGTTAGACGTTGTAGTTGAGAATAAGATCCACTACGAACTAAACGACAGCAGTGTTGTTGCTATTGACATTGCAACACAAGAGACGCTAAATAATCTATTGCATAATCAAACAGAAGTTGTTGAGTACATGCGTGAATCGAAAGAAAACTTCATGCGTGTAATCGAACAGATTAAGGAATAAAGATGGCTGTCGTTAAGACCGTATTAAAGAACGTAAATCAAGAAGCAGTCATTAAGGTTGCTGGTACAGCTGCTGCTGCCACAATCGACCTTCAGACTGACTTGGTTGCCTCAACTCAAGAGTTGGATGGTGACACACAAACTGTTAACATTATTGGCGTAGTTTGGACTGGTGACACTAACGGTGTTATTCAGATCACTCGAAACTCTGCTATCATCACTACTCTGCAAGCCAACGCTGCAGGTGCTTTGGAGTTTGGCGGTCAAGCCATGATTCCAGAGACTATTGAAAACACTAAGGACATCGTTGTCACTATTTCTGGTGCTCAAGCTGAGTGCTGGATTCGTGTTAGAAAAGTCAGCGGTTACAAAACTAAGGTTGAGTACGCAAATTATGGTGCATATGACGACGAAACTCGTGTCGGCGCAAGCACTACTACAAGTGGCTCTCCAGATAAGGCATAAACATGAGACTGATTAAAGAAGTTTTCGAAACCACTAATCTTGTCGTAGAAGAAAAGCTAGGCAAGGGTAAGACATATTTCATTGAAGGTGTTTTCCTTCAAGCAGAACTACAGAACCGTAACGGTCGTATGTATCCAGAAAAAGTTATGGATAAAGAAGTTAGCCGTTACATTAAAGAGTATGTAGAAAAGAACAAAGCCTACGGTGAACTTGGTCACCCAGACACTCCAAGCATTAACCTTGATCGTGTTTCTCACATGATCGTTGGTTTACGCAAAGAAGGTACTAACTACATCGGTAAGGCAAAAATCCTAGACACTCCTATGGGTCAAATCGCTAAAGGTCTTCTTGACGGTGGCGCAAACCTTGGTGTTTCTAGCCGTGCACTTGGATCTCTCAAGACTAATAACGAGGGTGTTCAGGTGGTGCAAGATGACTTCATGCTATCAACTGCTGCTGACATCGTTGCCGATCCTTCCGCTCCTGACGCTTTTGTCCGTGGTATCATGGAAAGCCGAGAGTGGGTCTTTGTTGATGGAAAGTTCGTGGAAAAAAACATTGATGAAGTTAAGCGTGTTATTCGCCAAACTTCTTCACGCAACCTTGAAGAAGCGAAGATCCTCGCTTTCCAAAACTTCTTGAGTAAAATTCGCTAAATAATAAATAACTATAGAACTTATCCAGTTAGGAGAAACAGATGTCTATCGAACAAAAAATTGCCCAAATTCTTGCTGAGTCAAAAGCTGCTGACCTACAAGAAGAGGAAGTTGTTGAGGAAGTTGTAGCAGAAGAGGCTCTAAAGCCTGAGTCTGCTGAAGACAACCCAGACAATAAGAAGAACAATGTCGGCGACCAAAAGGTCGGTGGCAAAGACAAGACTGCTAATGCTGCTACCTCTGGCGCTTCTGCACCAGAAGGTTCAAACATTGCTGGTCTAAAGTCTGATGGTGTTACTAGCGTAGCTGGCGATGAGCCAAACAATGCACGCAACATCAGCAGCGTTAAAGAAGATGTTGATGCTCTAATGGCAGGTGAAGAACTTTCTGAAGAGTTCCGCCAAAAAGCAGAAACTATTTTCGAAGCTGCTGTTATGACACGTGTCAAGTCTGAACTTGCACGTATCGAAGAAAGTTATGAAGTTAAGTTGCAAGAAGCAACTGAGCAGATTAAAGAGGGTCTTGTTGAACAGGTTGATGGATATCTCGACTACGTTGTCGAGCAGTGGATTGCACAGAATGAGATTGCCCTTGAGCATGGTATGAAGTCTGAAATTCTTGAAGGTTTCGTATCTGGTCTGAAAGGTTTGTTCGAAGAACACTATATCGATATTCCAGAAGAGAAGTTCGATGTACTAGGTTCTATGGAAGAACAAATCGAACAACTTAGCGCTAAACTAGACGAAGCCGTTGCATCTAATGTAGAGATGAAAAAGTCTCTATCTGAGATGAAGCGTGTTGAAATCGTCAAAGAAGCCAGCGTTGGTCTAACTGACACTGAAGTTGAGAAGTTCACTGGTCTTGCTGAAGAACTATCTTTCGAAGACGCAGAATCTTTCAAGACTAAGGTTCAAACTATCCGTGAAAATTACTTCACTACTAAGGCACAAGCAGATGTTGAATCTGTTGTTACAGATGCCCCAGTTGAGTCGCTGACTGAAGAGAAGAAAGTTGCTCCTCAGATGGCTGCTTACCTAAGCATGCTGAACCGTAAATAATTTATCCCCATCCATTAAAAAGGAAAACAAAATGACTACTCGTCAACAACTCGTAGAAAAGTGGGCACCAGTACTGAACCACGAAGGTTCTGCCCCAATCAAGGATCAGTATCGTAAAGAAGTTACTGCTGTTCTTCTAGAAAACCAAGAGCGTGAAATGCGCAAGCAAGCTGAAGCACTTTTCGAAGCTGCTCCAACTAACGCTGCTGGTTCTTACCCAGACGCTGGCGGTATGGCTAAGTTTGATCCAGTTTTGATCAGCCTAGTTCGCCGTGCAATGCCACAACTGATCGCTTATGACGTTGCTGGTGTTCAGCCAATGACTCAACCAACTGGTCTGATCTTCGCAATGAAGTCTCGCTACGGTTCTATGGACGGTACTGAGGCTCTATTCAACGAAGCTGACACTGACTTCTCTGGTACTGGCACTCACGCTGGTTCTAACCCAGTTTCTGGTACTTTCACTACTGGTACTGGTATGGCTACTAGCGCTGCTGAGCGTCTAGGTCAAGGTGGTTCTGGTGACGGTACTTTCGGTCAAATGGCATTCAGCATCGAAAAGACTGCTGTTACTGCTAAGACTCGTGCTCTAAAGGCTGAGTACTCTATCGAACTAGCACAAGACATGAAAGCTGTTCATGGTCTTGACGCTGAAGGCGAATTGAGCAACATCCTTTCTGCAGAAATTCTAGCAGAAATCAACCGTGAAGTTATCCGTACAATCTACAAGACTGCTAAAGTTGGTGCACAAGTTGGTACTGCTACTGCTGGTACTTTCGACTTGGACGTTGACGCTAACGGTCGTTGGTCTGTTGAAAAGTTCAAGGGTCTTCTATTCCAAGTTGAACGTGAAGCTAACGCTATCGCTCAACAAACTCGTCGTGGTCGTGGTAACTTCATCATCTGCTCTAGCGATGTAGCTTCTGCTCTTGCTATGGCTGGTGTTCTTGACTATGCTCCAGCATTGTCTACTAACCTGAACGTCGATGAAGCATCTACTACTTTCGCTGGTGTTCTAAACGGTAAGTACAAAGTGTATGTTGATCCATACTCTGCTAACCAGTCTGGTACTCAGTTCATGACTGTTGGTTACAAGGGTACTTCTGCATTCGACGCTGGTCTGTTCTACTGCCCATACGTTCCTCTGCAAATGGTTCGTGCTGTTGATCCTAACAGCTTCCAACCAAAGATCGGCTTCA